GCCAAAAAATTTTTGTGCAACGTTCAACTAGGGCCTGGATGGTGACCGTCCGTGACCGTTTCGCGTGCGAGTTCCGTCGAGAAGGCGACCCGCGCGGAACTGCGCCGCCTCGGATTCTCGGCCGCCACCGACGCCCCGGCCGCGCTCGCGGTGTCGCTCGCGCGGCAGATCGACACCGCCCGCGGCGCGGTCGCCGCAGCTGCCGCGGCGGGCCAGTTGCGGCTGATCCTCGCCGATTTGCGCGCTGACGCAGCCAGCCGGCCTGATTCGGATGGGATTGATGAGCTCCGCGCTCGCCGCGCCCGTGCTGCTGGGTGACCAGACACCGCGTCTGCGGTCGGTGCCGCCTTCGGACACTTCGGAGGGTGGTAACGCGACCGATCTGGCCGCGCTGGCCGGACTGCGGCTGGATCCGTGGCAGGCGCATGTCCTGGAGGCTGGTTTGGGCCGCCGCGGCGGCCGGTGGGCGGCGTTTGAGGTGTGCCTGATCGTGGCGCGGCAGAACGGGAAGGGCAGCATCCTGGAGGCGCTGGAGCTGGCGGCGTTGTTCCTGTTCGACGACGTGAAACTGATCTTGCATTCGGCGCATCAGTTCAAGACCGCGGCTGAGGCGTTCCTGCGGATCCGGCGGCTGATTGAGGAGCGGCCGCAGTTTGACCGGCGGGTGGCGCGGGTGCGGACGACGACCGGTGCTGAGGCGATCGAGCTGAAGGACGGCACGCGGCTGCGTTTTCTGGCGCGTTCGTCGGGGTCGGGGCGTGGTTTTACGTCTGATCTGGTGATCCTGGATGAGGCGTATGAGCTCGGCGGCCGTGAGATGGCGGCGTTGCTGCCGACGTTGTCGGCGAGGCCGGATCCGCAGGTTTGGTATACGTCGACGGCGGGGAATCCGGATTCGGCGCAGCTAGGGCGTTTGCGGCAGCGTGGTCTCGCGGGTGGTGACCGGTCGCTTGCGTTTCTGGAGTGGTCGGTGGATGACGCCAGTTATGATCCGGCGGATCCGGTGGGGTGGGCGCGGGCGAATCCGGGTTTGGGGATCCGGATCGAACCGGATTATGTGGCGCGTGAGCTGGCGGCGTTGCCGGCGGAGGAGTTCGCGCGGGAGCGTCTGTCGGTGGGGTCGTATCCGGTGGATGATGCGGGGACGTGGGAGGTTTTGGGGCAGGACGCTTGGGCTGCGTGTGCGGCGCCGGGTGTGCTGTTGTGAGTAATCCCGTCGGGTTCGCGTGTGAGATCAGTGAGCGGCGTGACCGGGCGGCGGTGGTGGCGGCTGGCCGTGAGGTGGGTGGTGGCCGGCTGGTGGTTGACCTGGTGTGGTATGACCATCCCCGCAGTGTGGTGGTGCGGATCAGCAAGCTTGTGATTGATCATGATCCGGTGTGTGTGGTGGTTGATCCTCGTTCTCAGGCTGCGACGTTGCTGGGTCCGTTGGCGGAGGCGGGTGTGGCCGTGTCGCAGCCTGGGCCGGGTGATGTGACGGTCGCGCATGGCGAGTTTCTGGATCTGGTGAACGATCATCAGCTGGTGCATTTGGAGCAGGCGCCGTTGACGTCGGCGGTCCGCGCGGGGCAGCAGCGGCCGTTGGCGGGTGCGCAGGCGTGGGAGCGGCGCGTGACGGTGGATCAGGCGCCGTTGGTGGCGGCGACGCTGGCCTGCTGGGGTTTTAGGCGGTGGGAGGAACTCGCCGCGCCCGGCGCGTGGGTCATGTGACAGATAGGAGCCCTCAATGACGACGATGTCGCTGTTTCCAGGCTTGCCCGAACCGCCTGAGTGGTGGGTCTATTACGCCACCGATGGGCATGACATCAAGATCGGCCGGACGTGCGATTTCAGCCGGCGCGGTGGTGAGCTGAAGCTGATCTATCTGCTGAAGTTCCGCGGCGGTGGCTTCGAGGAGCGTCGTCATCAGAAGATGTGGGCCGCGTACAGGATCTCGGGTACGGAGTGGTTCCGGCCAGCGGATGAACTGCTGTTGTGGATCACGATGCTCCTGGAGCCGCGTAGTCCTGAACTGGCGGTACTGCAGTCAATCATCAAGGCCGCGAACGCCCGGCGCCGGGACGCGGCATGAAAGACCGTGATCTGATCCAGCTTGAGCGACTCTGCGAAGCCCTAGCCAAAAAGTGGGATGAGATCTATCTGCAACAGTCGCAGTTTGATCCAGTTGCAGCCGCGTTCTGGCCGCGCTACGGCGATCCACGGCATGATGCCCGCGAGCTCGCAAAGAAAGCGCGGGCGGTGTTGAAATCGCGGGGGATTACGCCGCCGCCGCCGGGCGCGCCGTCACCAAGCCGTGCTGCGGCTAGTTCGAATGTGATCGCCTTCACTGACTGGCGACGTAAGGCCGGGTGACTTTGCTGTGCGTCTGTCGATCGTGCTGCTGGTGGTGTCGCTGGTGGGTGTGGCGGCTGGTGGGTGGCTGATCGGGCGGTGGGCGCTGGGTGTCGCGGTGATCTTCGATTCGCTGTGTGTCGGGGTGTGGGCTCTGTTGCGTGATGACGGCCATGGGGAGGCTGCGGGGCGGGCGGTGGTGGGTCAGGTGCCGGTGCATTTGGGTGAGGTGTTCGACCGGGCGCGTGCCTCGTGAGGTTGCTGGATCGTTTGACCGCGTCGCGTGCTGGTTACTGGGAGGGGATGGCCAGCGGCGCGGCGATTTTCACGAGCTCGTATGGGTCGCCGGATCAGGAGAAGATTCTGCCCGCGCTGGTGGGTGCGGCGCAGCAGGTGTATGGGGCGAACGCGGTCGTGTTCGCCGCTATTTTGACCCGTCTGCTGCTGTTCGCTGAGGCTGAACTGCAGTTCAAACGCATGTCGGACAAGTCGCTGTTTGGGGATCCTCGGCTGCGGGTTTTGGAGGAGCCGTGGCCGGATGGGACGACGGGTGAGCTGCTGGCCCGCATGGAGCAGGACGTGTCGCTGGCGGGGAACGCGTTCATCTGGAACGCGGGTGATCAGCTGGTGCGGTGGCGGCCGGAGTGGGTGACGATCATCTCCGAGGTCGCCCAGGGACCGAATGGGCCGTACCGGCGTAAGACGGGGTTTCATTATGAGCCGCCGGCGCAGCAGCAGCCCGCGTATGGGGAGCCGCAGACGGTGCCGGTGGAGGAGCTGGCGCACTGGGCGCCGGTGCCGGATCCGTGTGCAACATTCCGGGGCATGTCATGGCTGGCGGCGGTGCTGCAGGACGCACAGGCCGATACGGCGATGACGGGATATAAGACGCGGTACCTGTCTCATGCTGCGACACCGAATTTGATGATCAAATATGCGCAGAAGCTGCAGCCGGGGACGGTCGATTCGCTGACGGAACGTTTGAAAGCCCGGTATGGGGGTGTGGATAACGCGTTTAAGACGATCGTCCTCGACCAGGGCGCTGACCTGACGGTCGTCGGTAACAACTTGCAGCAGATGGACTTCAGCAACGTCCAGTCGGCGGGCAGTGAACGCATCCTGGCCGCCGCGGGTGTCCCAGCGGTCCTCGTCGGTCTCGAGCCGCTGCGTGGCGCCGGGCGCGGGTATCAAGAGTCTTTGGTGAAGTTCGCGAACTTGTGGGCGCGGCCCCAGTGGCGCAGCGTGTGTGGCGCATTGCAGAAGTTCACACCCGGTAATGACGTTGATCAGGGTGCGGTGAAACTCTGGTACGACACCTCCGGTATCGCCGCGTTGCAGGACACCGAAACGAACCAGGCGCAAGTCGCCCTGGTCCGGGCGCAGGCGCTGCTCGTTTTGGCGCAGGCGGGATATACGCAGGAATCGGCGGTGTCGATGATCCAGTCGGGTGACGTGTCGCAGTTGCAGGGTGGCGCGGTCCCGGTGCAAACCCACCCGGGTGGGGCGAATCAGCAGCACATGTTGCCGCAGCCACCGGGGTCGGGGCCGACGCCGGGGATGCAGCCGTTGCCGGCGGGTTCAGTGGCCCGCCTGCCGGTCGGGGCTGTGTCCCCGGCGGACGGCGGCAACCAGACTAGGCCGGGAAGGCGCCCAGCAGCCACGAGGCGCCCCTAATGGGCGCCCCGGCGGGTGACCGGGTACCTGCGTGGCTGAGGGACGTTTACAGGACGGCGCACACGGCGGAAGCGTCGACGGTTCACGAGCCGATCGGCAAACCCGGTGGCCCCGGCCTGTGGCATCACAAGACGATGCAGCTCCCCGCCTACATTCAGCACGTCGCCCACCATCTGATCGCCCAAGGGCACGACGAGTCCACCGCGATCGAGGAAGCGGTGGGGATCGTCAAAAACTGGGCCGCCGGCCACGACGGGCACGGCCGTCATGTGCATCCCGATGTGCAGGCGGCGGCGGCGAAGAACATCGCCGACTGGGAAGCATTGAAAGCGAAAGCACACGCATCAACCGGGGCCAGGAGGTCCACCGTGGCGGCACGTGCGGAGATGACCACACAGTCGGTCAACGACCTGCCGGATTCCGATTTCGCGTACATCGAACCCGGCGGCAGCAAGGACTCCTCGGGGAAGACGGTTCCCCGGTCGCTGCGGCATTTCCCCATCCACGACAAGAGTCACGCGGACAACGCCGCCGCCCGCATCGCGCAGGGCGCCCAGTTCGGCAAGCAGGCCCTCCCGAAGGTCCTCGCCGCGCAGAAGAAATTCGGCGAGCACCCTGGTGGCTCGTCCAGCGGCGACAGCAGCATGGGTGGCGCGTCGCGGTCGGAACTGATGCGTGACTACCCGCTCGAGGATCTCCACATCATCCGTTCGGGTGACGGTGGCGATGGGCGGACGATGGAAGCGTTCGCTGCGGTGTTCAATACTGAGACGGAGATCAAGGACCCGGAGGGGCATTACCGGGAGCTGATCGAACCGGCGGCGTTCAACAAGCGGCTCGCCGACCTGAAACGCGCCCGGCAAGGCGTCGCGCAGGTGAAGGTCATGTTCAACCATGGGCGCGACACGGATGGGCGGCCGGCGGCGCAGTTCGCGATGCCGGTCGCGGTCCCCGTGTCGATCGAAGCCACCCCCCGCGGCCTGCTGACCCGTTCCCGGTTCGTCGCCACCCCCCTCGGTGATGAGGTGCTCGAACTCGTCCGGTCGGGCGCGGTGACATCGATGTCGTTCACGGGGCGGATTGTCCGGTCGGAACCGCAACGGGGCCGTTACACCCGCTACACCCCCGACAAGGCCGGGCAGCTGACGACAGTACGCCGGATGGAACTCGGCCTGCGCGAATATGGGCCGGTGCTGTTCCCCGCATATGAGGGCGCCGAGATCAACGGTGTCCGCATGGCCGTCCCCGGCGCGTGGGACGCGCCCGATGATGACGAGTTTGATGCGGCACTCCTGCCCGATGCGGGAGCCGCCGCCGGTGAGCCGCCCACACCTGATGGTGCCGGGCACTTGGCCCGGTATCACCAGCACGCCCTCTACGTCCTCCGTTCGCAGGAGGCACGCCAGAAGGCGGGCCTGGTCTGGTAACAAACCCAGACAAGGGGTACCAGCGTGAGCACGCTGAAAGAGATCACTGAGGAACAGGCACGGATCCGCGAGGAACTGCAGCGGATGGAAGACGACGACACTGTCACCGAAGAAGACGGCGGCGACCTGCGGGACACGCTGATCTCCCGGTGGGAGGAACTCGACTCCAAGGCGAAGCCGATCGTTGAGCGGATGGACAAAGTACGCGGTATCACCCGCGCCGCCGCTGACCCCGCCAACGGCGAACCCGCGGTAGGGGCGGTGGATGGGACACCAGAACTGGTGATCCGCAACCGGCGCGACCCGTACGACGGCAACCACATGATCCGGTCCGAGAACCAGATCCTGATGCGCCGCAGCGAGTTGCGGGAACGGGCGTTCGACGCGGTCGAACTCGAAGTCAAACGCGCGAACCTGTCCCCCGATCACGCCGAAGCGGTGACGGAGCGGATCCAGGACTACGGGTTCACCAAAGACAACAACGTCGCCCGCCACGTCCTTTTGACCGGCGGCGACGACTACCGCGAAACGTTCGAAGCCTATCTGCAGAACCCGCAGGGCGAGGCGCAACGTGCCGCCCTTTCTCTCACATTGGCAAATGGTGGCTATTTGCTGCCTTTCGTGCTAGATCCGACCATTATATTGACGAATGCGAGTAGTGCCAATCCGTGGCGCCGCATTTCCAATGTAAAAACCACCACGTCCAATACGTGGAATGGCGTGAACTCAGCTGGTGTAAATGCTGCGTGGCTCTCGGAAGGCGGCACCGTCACTGATAACTCGCCGACCGTCGCGAACATCGTCGTCACCCCAGCGAAAGCCGCCGCGTGGGTGTTCGGTTCGTATGAGGTGCTGGAGGA